CGTAGATCGCACCGTCGACTAACTGAAGAATGAGCTTTTCGCCGAACGTATCAAACTGCCAGACGCGGGAGAACAGCGCGACACCCGATCCACTGGTTCGTGAAGTACCCCAAGTCTCCGCGCCCCACGGGCCGACGCCCCAGCCAAAGTCAAAATAGCTCGTCGTCGAGCCTACGTTGATCTGATACGCCGCATTTGCTGTTCCGGCAGCCGTTGCCGTTGAGGTGGCAGCCGTAGGGGACTGGATGGTGTACTCGTTGGCGTTAATGACAGAGACCACCTCGAACTCGTGGGTCAGGTCTGCATTAGGAATACCGCCTGGGTCACCAGTGACGCTACTAAGCGTCACGAAATCACCGTCAATGCACCCATGGGCGGTGTCGTTCACGGTTACAAGCGTTGAATCGTCGACAGTATCAAACGTGACGCCGGTCTGGGTAGCTCGGATGGGGGTAATATCCGCCCAAGTACCACCGTGATAGGCATAGACCTTCTTGCTCGTCCCCACGACGAGGTATGGCGACCCGTTTAAGGAGTTCCAAGCGAAGATTTCGCTCGGAAGGCCTACGAAATAGGTCGCCTCATCACCAAACTGCGTCCAGCCGCCCATCTTTTCGGGCAAGCCGTACCTAAAACGGATGTAATCGGAGTCGATCCAGCCGCCTTCTGCGCCGTACTCGGTGTTCTGCTTGTCTACACCCGGCTTGAGAAACAGTCTGAAGTATGCCATGGCCGCATATTACTTGATTGGACCGCCCACGAGCCACGCATCGCAGGTCCGGTCGCCAGCACACTTGAAGTGAAAGAGCTCGCAGTAGCCGAGATTGGCCGCTTGGACGACATCCGGGGCGTAGTTCTCGTGCTCCTCGCTCGGATCTTCAATCCCGTTCTCGATACAGGCGATCATTTTCGGGGTTTGGATGAACGCGGCGCAGTTGCCGCAGCGTGCCTTCTTGGCCTCCCGCACCGTGGTCGACCAGAGCTCGGCCTTCTTGTCCCAAAACGCACGCGACTCGGCCTCCGGGTTCAGGGGACCGTAGCCGTACTCCTTGATGGCGTTGTTGCGATTCTTGAGGTTGATGTGGATGTCCATCGTCGCCTCCGGGCAGCCTTTCTGGCCGCGCTCGTACGACTTACGGATCTCCTGCCCGATCGCATCCTTCTTCACACTAGCCATGACTCACCTGTACTGCGCCGTTTTGCGAGCAATCGCCTTCGGCTGCTTTACGAATTGCTTCCCTTTAGCTTTGCCACGGCGCTTTGCAGCCGTTGTACGAGCGTATTCTTGAGGGCTGAGACTCTTGATCGCAGCTTCTGGAAGGTATCGCTCACCAGTTTTGCTAGACGGTTTACCACTTTTTGTCCTCCACTTCTGAGCGGTCCAGTTCTTCAGTGACTGCTGCGGTGATTTCATCGTTTGGCCTGCACTACATCATCGCCCTTGGTCACGGTCACGTGGTCGCCTTCGACATCCACGCGCATGGGCTGCTCCTTACGGTCAAGCTTGTCGAGCTTCGAGATCAGATCCTTGATCACGCCAAACTCAGGCTTCTCTTCCTTCTCGCTGGCACCAGCGATGCTGGCCAGCATTGAGATAAGGGCCGTGAGCGACGCTCCAAGAAGGCCCATCACCGCAGCGATCTTCTCGCCATCCAAAGCAAGGCTCGACAGCACACCGATCACAACGATCGCGGTGATGTACTTCAGGCCGTCCTTGCCGATGGCCTTTCCGGCCACTTCCTTGGCAGATGACTTCGCTTCCAAACGGTTCAGTTCCGCCTGGACCTGTGCCTTGAACAGTTCAAGATCAGTCCCGGTATCCACCGCCCTTCTCCTTGTACTTCTTCGCTAATAGCTGTGCCTTGCGCGCGGACCACTGGCCTGCCTTAGTGCCCTGCACCGCCCGAGCCTTGATGGACTCGAACAACTGCTTACGCATGCTCGGCTTCGTGTAGTTACCAGCAGCGTTGACCTTGCTCTTGGCTTTGGCCTTCCTCATCGCAGCGTCGCCCCACTGGCAGCAGGGATGGTCGTGACCTGAATGGACACGTGCTGCTTCAGGTTCAGCGCCTGCCCACAGTCAGAACAGGTGTCGGCATTAAGCTCGGCTTCGTCCAAATCGTACCCACAGGCGTCGCAATATACTTCGATTACGTGCGCGGGTTCGATTAGACCAAGGTCCGTGGTCCGTGGTTCAAGAGACACTTTCATTCGTCCACTCCCGATAGATACAGCGCACGCTCGTCATTACGCCGTTTCACCAATCCAGGCAATACTCTACCACCAGCCTTCGTCCATTTCAGGAACTCGTCGGCCGCCTCTTCAAACTCGCCCCGGTTCGTCTTCATCCGAAGGGAAGAGCGTTGGAGATTGCCGAGACCCACGTTGAAGGCAAAAGATACGAGAGCATCAAAGACTCCCTGACGGCCAACAGCAGCAGGGCAAAGTCGAACCACACCACGCTCAAACCGGCCAAGGTCTTGAGCAAGTATCCGGTCCACCTCGTCCATCGTGAGAACGCGATCCCAGCCTGCGGGTATCGGTAGATTCCGACGCTCCTCATACTTCACCGCCAAGTGAGCAGGATCTATTACGTGACCCACCCCCACGCTCCAGATTAACGCCGGACATTGGTACGGGCGGGTTCTGCAACCCTCATGGTGTTTTACCATTTCAATACAGCGAGGGCTTACTTTCAATTTCCCACCCCTGCTTCAACGCTATGTTTTTAGCAGTCGCTTTATGAACTTTTAAGTGCCGAGCAAGTGAATTAAACCCGAAAAATATCCCGTCTGGAGTTCGTATTACAGATTGAGAGCGAGCAATCGTCTGTGTGCGTCGGGTTTCTTTACTATGTGATTTACCAAAAAATGGGTTTTCTAATCCTCTTTTTGATTTTGTATTTCCTACGGGCTTGCCCCTTGCCGCATAGTTAATATATTCACTACGATCTCCGCCGCATCCACCAATCGCTTCATTCCAGCCTATCTGAAAATCAGGGCGTAATTTACCTTCTAGCGAATAACACTCTGCATCTGAACCTAAAAAGATCACATCGCACAACATATTTTTCCAGCCGTGATACCGGATGGCTCTTCCAAAATGACAGTCACTACGTGACGTAATAGAGCGATGTCGGATAAGTCTGCTACTAAAATCAACTGCAACCCCGATGTACCCATCAGAGTTCATATCAAAATGATCCTCAAGTCTTATCCAGTAAACAACGCTCATTTCTTACCGAATGCCTGAGTTCCGAACCAAAATGCAATTATGCTGCTTAAAATCAGCATCTCGTCATCCGAGAATACTTCAGCCATCGCAGCGGCAAACGGCACACCCGTGTTGTAGGCATACCAAACACCAGCAATGTTGATAGCGACAAGTTCTAGCACGAAGATGTAAGTGACGACCGGACGGACGCTGGCGCGCAGGTTGATCATCCACTGACTCGCACCTTTGCCGATCTCCATGTCATGCTGATACAAAGCCTGACGTTCTTCGGCGGCAGTCTGAGTCTGGATCTGCTCCAGCTTGATCTCCTCGACCCGTGCCTGAGCAATGAAGCCACGCTCAGCCAGCGCCAACTCACGCTCCTTCTGAGCAGCGACCAAGGCCAACTCGTGCTTCTTGTCCTGCCGGTCTTGGAAGATTTGCAGGATCTTGGGCAATCCACCCGCGAGGAAGGACAGAAAGGTTGAAACCATCGTCATCATTTGCTTGCCCTCACTTCAACCGTCGAATGACTTCCCAATTGTTGAGAATGACCCACAGGTAGAGCACGCACAGTGCCATGGTGGCCATCCACAAGTCGGCATACCACAGTAACCACGCCGCAAGGACCTTGGTCACGACCATCACGCCAAGCGGATCGCAGTATTCGAAAAGCTTGGCCAGAAAAGGATTGGCCTCCCTCGCACCCATCTTTAACGCAGTTAGCGTCGTCCAGACATCAGCGATCTGGAGCAGGATGAAAAGCGCGAGGAAGAGATTATTCACGCGGCTCCCACGGTAGCGGAACGACCT